GCACCATTCGAGCAGGCTATTGTTGACTTACAAACTAAACAAATCAAAAGATACAATGAAGATTTAGTATGGAACGCATCAAGTGGTTCATCTGCATTTTCAGGTTTCATTGAGTTGTTAAATAACACAGGTGGTGTTGTTAAATTAACAGGTGCAACACAACTATGTGCTGTAACAGGTGCTACTATTCAAGAACAAGCGAATAGAGTTTTGGCTCAAGTTGATAACATCGTAAATGCTCTTAACAGAAACATTTATGATAGAGATGATATCGTAATCTTTATGTCTCAAACTCAGTTCAAGTGTTACTTAACTGCAATCAGAAATGTAAACAACTTCCATTTCAGTGAACCAACTCTTGGTCAAGTATTTGAAACATTCCACCCTCAAACAAAGTATAAAGTTGTAGGAGTTCCTGGTCTTAATGGTTCAAACTTAATCGCTGCTGGTCCACAACAATACTTTATGGTTGGTGTTGATTTAATGAGTGATGAAGATTCATTCCGTTCTTGGTGGTCTATGGATTTCCAAGAAGTGAGAATCGCTGTGAACTGGAAAATCGGAACACAAATCGCTTTCCCTCAGTTCTTCGTAACTAATGGTCTTTAATATTTATGGTCGGGGGGAAACCCCCACCATTAATTTCAATAAACTAAAAAATTAAATCAATATAAAATGAGTTGTAATGTTTCCGCTGGTATAGCGTTAGGATGTAGAGATGTAGTTGGTGGTGTTCAAACAATTTGGATTACTGACCAAGACAACCTTGCATCAATCACGAAAAATACAGGTGATACAATTACTCAAATCTCTGGTACTGGTTCTTATTATGAGTTCCAATTGATTAGAACTTCTTCTCAATACACAGAGACGATTAATGCTTCACTTGAAAATGGAACTGTGTTCTATACACAAGAGTTGGTAACATACTTCGCAAAACTTGAACAATCTAAGAGAAATATCTTAAAAACATTGGCTCAATCTCCAAAACTTTCAATAGTGATGGAAGATAACAATGGTAAGTATTTCCTACTTGGTGAAGTTTATGGCTCTTTTGTGTCTGCTGGTTCTTCTGTAACTGGTAAGGCTCTTGGAGATGCTGCGGGTTATAATATCACATTCCAAGCACTTGAGCAAAATCCAATGTGTGAATTATCAGGTCCAATCACTTCTGTGGTTGCTGGTATCACAGTTGTTGCTGCTTAATAATAAATTGTAGTCACAGGGGGGTTAATATCCCCTTGTGATTATTTTTATCTGCTATGATTCTTCTAAAAACAAATCAGTTAAATAAGATGGTAGTTACTGTGTCTCAAAACGCAGAACTCGCCAATCCTGAATGGTTATTTTCATTCACTCATATCTTCTCAAAAAGAAGGGTAACAATGATATTGTCTAATATCTCGACTCACAGAGTTAGATATGATGAATTCGAATTTATAGAAGGACCAAATCCTGGTCAGATTGCATTCCCTTATGAGGGACAATACAATTATGGTATATGGGAACAACCAGCAGGTAGTGGTAATTTAGACCCTGCATTAGCGTATAACCTCGTTGAATCAGGTATCGCATTATTGATTGCACAATCTGCTAATACCACAAATGAATACTATATGGAGTTCATATCACCTGATGAAGATGATTCCAATATTATATTCGCTCCTGATGAATTAAACCCACCATCACCAACTCCAAGTGTAACAGCATCTCAAACTGCTACACCAACTCAAACTCCAACAAATACTTCTACTCCAACAACTACACCTACACAAACACCAACTTTAACAAACACGCCAACTAATACAAAAACACCTACACAAACTCCTACAACAACAACAACTTTAACTGCGACTCAGACACCAACTAAGACGCCAACACAGACGCCTACAAATACAACAACATCTACACCAACACCTTCAATTACTGCGTCACAAACTCAAACTCCAACTCTAACAAGAACTCCTACACAGACACCGACAACTACTACTACATTAACTGCGACGCCTACTCAAACTAAGACACCTACACAAACTCCAACACAAACACAAACTCCTACTACGACAACTACATTGACTGCAACCCAAACACCTACTGTTACACAAACACCAACTCAAACTTTACCTACACCAACTCCTTCATCAACTTCAACTCCAACACCTACTACTACAACAACTCTGACTGCGACACAAACACCTACTCAAACATCTACACAAACGCCAACAACAACAACTACATTAACTGCAACACCTACACAAACGCCAACATTAACTGCGTCACCGACAATAACTGCATCACCAACACAAACACAAACACCGACAATAACTGCATCACCGACAATAACTGCGTCTGCAACACCAACTCCTACGGTGACTAAGACACCTAACGCTGTTTGTCCAACATCAGTAATATTAAGTGATGTTCCAATTACCTCTACAATAGTTGCTGGAACATACACAGGTGCGACAATTGCATCAGGTATTACATTTAATTATGCTTACTTGAATTACACAAACAATAGTTCGAAATTCGTTGTGTTAGGAACTGCTCCTGATGGTAACAACTACAAAGTATATCAAAATCAATTCATTTCTGCACAAGCGTATTATACACTATTGAGAGCATTCTCAGGTTCAACTGATTTGGGATGGTCAGTATCAGAAAATGGATTTAATCAAAGTCCTTTATTCTCAGGTTCTTCAATGACTGGTGATACTGCATACGGAAACTTCACAACAAATATCATTGGTGGAGAGTATTTCCCTGGCACAGGTTCGGTTAATTTCTCAGGTGGGGTTGGAACAACAACTGCATATATCGCATATCCTGCTGTTTGTCCTACACCAACACAAACTCCATCACAAACATCAACACCAACAATTACATCATCACCAACTCCTACATCGACACAAGTTACACCAACTCCAACGCCGACACAGACATCAACAGCGACTCCTGAACCATCACCAACCGTTACAATGACTCAAACACCGAGTCCTACACCGTTTAATCCTTCATCACTTGGTCCACAGATATGGGTTGACTTCTCTGATACATCAACAATGACTTTCAGAACAGGAACAAACTTCTTGGAAAGAATTACAAACAAAGGGGTGTATGGTGGACTTACAGCGTTTACTCAATCAACCGCATCAAATCAACCTGAGGTTACTTCTTGGACAGGTGGTTCAGGTGTTAGTATATCAGCAGTTACAATTTCTGATAATTGGATACAAGGTGTGGTTGCGACAACTGCGTCAACAAATTGGACAAGAGTGTTTGTAATTAGTGAACCAAACCAAGCACAAGTATTCAGATTCCAATGGAGTTCACCAACAAACTCTTATACTATATTCCCTGCACAAACTTCAACAACTGTTAGAAACGCAACATTCCAAGGCTCAACAGGTAACTATTGGAGACAAGATTGTGTATTAACTAATAGACCATCAACAGGTCAAACAGTTGTAAGTTATGTATCAACAAGTGCTGCGACACCTGTTACTTATATGACTATAAACAGTTCTGGAACAACAGATTCACTCGTTGGTGGTTCTACACCATCATCAGCACAAAACTTCCCTGGTGCTTCTACACTATATCTTGTAAACGAACCTGGTGTTAGTCCATATGTTGGTCAACTTGCAGAAATGTTGTTAATAACAAGAGAATTGACTACAACTGAGACCAATAATCTATTATCTTATCTAAAAACCAAGTGGGGATTAAAATACTAATATGAAAGGTTATTTATTATTTCAAGATTTCCAACCAGCAGAGGACTTAATAAACGAGATTAATACTTGTATGGGATTTCCTAACGGTCAAACTCTCACTTGGATGAATGGACCATACTCATTTTGTTCAATAGGTCCAACAAGTGCTTATACTCAATTCGAAGGATATGCAGTTGTTGTAGACACAGAACAGATTAGTCAATGTCTAACACAGGAACAAATTGATAATATTATACAAAAGCCTGTCGATTGGTCATTTTGTGTCTAAAAAAATATATTTATGAATATGAACGAATCTGTAAATAAAGAGAATATCCTAAAAGTATTTGATTTTGCACCTGCAAGAGTTCCAATTATTGAGGAAAACTTAATCATTAATACAAGAACGCCTTGGGTATATTACGGTGTCGCCAATCTTGCACCTCAGGAACTTATTCGTTTATACAACACATCCCCAACACATAGAGCAGCAGCAAATTCGAAGTGGTATGCCGTTCGTGGAGAATCAATCAAACTCGTATCGGGTGAAGATGATAGATTGGTAATGGTCAATTCTCTTGGTGATACAATGTATGATATATGGGAGAAATGTGTTCTCGACTTTATTTTATATGGGTCATTCGCAATTAATATTGTCTATCGTAAAGATAGAGATATGGGTTTTGAAATGTATTATATGGATTTTTCAAAACTAAGAGCCGAGAAATCAGATTATCACGACAGAATTAATAACTGGTATTACTCTGCTGATTGGGCGTTTCCGAAAAAATTTATTCCAAGAAAACTTCCAGCGTTTAATCCAAATGCAGAAGAGCCAAGTCAGGTGTTTGTATACTCTACTCACTCAGCAGGAAATAACTACTACGCAACACCTACATATTGGGGTGGAGCAACAGCCATCTCAACTCAGGTTGAAATATTCAACTGGCATTATAACAACATCGTTAATGGATTATCTCCATCATTATTTGTTGGTATCAACTCAGGTATTCCTGACCCAGAGCAGAGAGAAGAAATCTATAACAACTTGATTGCAAAGTATGGTGGTAGCAACACATCAGGAAAATTGTTTTTAACATTCAGTGATGGTAAGGACCAAGCACCAACAATTGAACCAATCCCTCACAATGGTTCTGATTCAATGTGGACAGAACTTAATGATATGGTTCAACAAGCAATCTTAACATCACATCAAATTTCATCTCCTGAATTACTTGGTATTATCACACCAGGTCAACTTGGAAATCCTGACCACTTAGAAGCACAGGACCACTTCCATAACCTTGTTGTAAAACCAATACAGACAGAGATTAAGAAGGTATTTGAGAAGTTGTTATTACTTAGAGACAAGACACCAGCAGAGATTGAAATAGACCAATTTGAAATGGTTACCATCGCTGATAAAGCACCAATCAAAGTTGAAGAAATTGATGAGAAAAAAGATGTTGCAGTTGATGAAAATAAAAATTTGAATGAAAATATAACCGAATGAGTCAAGCAATAATTCCACAGAACATACTCCTCGTGTCCGAAAATAAACTGAAAAATTTTACGGACATTGACCAAAATGTTACAAGTTCAGTATTACTCCCATTCATAGGTGTCGTTCAGCAGACGAAGTTGGAATATATTATTGGTGCTCGTTACTATCGTGAATTATTACTTCAAGTATCTGGTTCAACACTTACAGATATCAACGCAAATTTTCTAAATTATTTTGTTCAGCCAATGCTCATATGGGCTGCATACGCCGAAGCATTACCATCAATCTTTATGAGAATAAAGAACAATGGTATCGTTAATGGTGCTGAAAATACTGTTACAATTTCTGAGATGCAGTATATGCAAACAAGAGCGGATGATAGAAGCCAATTCTTCGAACAGAGAATGATTCAAGAGATTGTTTTCAATTCAAACAACTATCCATTGGTATACAATTGGACAAGTAATGATGGATTGCAACCCCATCTTGGAAAGAATTACTTCTCAGGCGTTCACTTAAACAACGGTCAATGGTATAACTCAATTGAAAATACAAGATTTCCTGGTATGGTTTATTTCGCTGACCCATCTTATTATTGTTGTGGATTATAATATAAAAATTAAATCAGGTCTATAATGCCAATTCCAAAACCAAAAGAAGGAGAACAAGAACAGGACTACATTTCAAGATGTGCGAGAGCCATCGCTGATGAGTATCCTGATAATGCACAAAGAATAGCAGTATGTTATTCTCAACTCAAAGAGAAAATGTCCAAAGATGAATTATTCGTTCTTCAACCAAAGAAGAATGAGAACAGAGGTAACTATCTGTCCCGTTGTTCTAAGAACGGAAAGATGAGAGGTCAGTTCCCTAATATGAAAGAGAGAATGGGCTATTGTCTTAACTCCTTTAATTCGTATTACAAGTATTGGGCAAAAATGGAAGAATTTGGAGAGATACCAAAGGACTCCGCTCTTGGAATGTGCATTGCAAAAAAGAAAGCACAAGGTGTTGATTACAAACAAGCGTATAGAGAATGTGCATCTAAGGTTGTTGTTCCATCAGGTCCAATAGTATTGGCTGAGGATTTAAACATCTATGGTGTTAGACCTAAGCATTTTGATATATGTCCTGTTGCGGTCGAACTATTCAAACACTTCATTGATATGGGACTGAATGAAGAAACAATTGGTATGGTTCGTTCCGCAGCACTTGTTGCTGATAGAGTATTCGAAATTGAAAAAGAAGCAATTGAAGAAGAATATGTTGATGAAGATATGTTGATTGAAGCAATTGCTCTTGTGGAGGATTTCAAAGACATCATTCACGAAGTTGATGAAGAAACTGGTATGGTTCACGATGTATCATTTATGGATGGTCACATCGAAAAAATCAAAACATATGTAGATATGGAAGATGATTTATT